GAATTTCCTGAGATGTTAAAGCTAAGACCAATAGTCGTAGATGAGGACTTTATGGTGCTTGGTGGTAATATGAGATTAAAAGCAAGTAAAGAAGCAGGACTAACAGAAGTATGGATAGACATAGCTGAAGGACTTACTGAAGAACAAAAGAAAGAATTTATCGTTAAGGACAATGTAGGCTTTGGAGAATGGGAGTGGGATATACTAGCAAACGAATGGGATAGCGTTCAACTTGCAGAATGGGGATTAGACGTTTGGGAAAATGAAGATGACAAAGTAACGGAAGGATTAATTGAAGATGATGAAATACCTGAAGTAAAAGAAAGCATAGTAAAGCGTGGGGATATTTGGCAACTTGGAGAACACCGAGTTATGTGTGGTGATAGCACAAGCTCAGATGATGTGGAGAAACTAATGAATGGAGAAAAAGCTGATATGGTATTTACCGACCCTCCTTATGGAGTTGATTATATTGGTGGAAGTAAAAAAAGAGATGGATTAAAAGGAGATGAAAAAGAAACTACTATATATGAAGATGTAATTCCTATTATATCAGATATTTCAAATGGCCCTTGTTATGTATGGTATGCAGATAAAAACCCTAACGGACTTTATAGTGCTGTAAAAAAATATGGAGAAATACATTCAGTTATTATATGGAATAAAAATAACAGCACCTTTAATATGAATATACATTATAAGGCGAAACACGAACCTTGTTTATATTGGAAACCAAAAAACAAAACTTTAAAATGGATAGGAAATAATAAAGAAGAAACTGTTTGGAATGTAGATAGAGAAAGCTCTAATAAATTACACCCTACACAAAAACCAATACAACTTGCATTAAGAGCAATAGGAAACCATAAAGCAAATATTGTAGCTGATTTATTTTTAGGAAGTGGCTCAACACTAATAGCAGCAGAAAAACTTAAAAGAAAATGTTACGGAATGGAGTTAGATGAAAAGTATTGTGATGTAATAATAGAAAGATGGGAACAATTTACAGGACTTAAAGCAACTATAATAAATGGAACAAAATAGAACAAAAATAGCAAAGGAGCAAATGCTTAAAGCACTAGAGGGAAGTCTAGGTATAGTAACAACAGCTTTAAAGTCTTGCGACCTATCAAGAACTAACTACTACAAATGGTTAAAAGAAGATGCTGAATTTGCCCAAGCAGTAAATGATGTTGAGTTAATAGCTAAAGACTTTGTTATGTCAAAATTCTATGAATGTATAAAAGACAAAGTGCCTTCAGTTGTAATACACGGAGCTAAGAACATTTGTGGAATGAATGAAACAAATAGACTAGACTTAACTTCAGGCGATAAAGCTCTTAACCTTCCTTTAATTACATTCATTGACACTGATACTGAGTAAGAAATACAGCCCTCTATTTGATTCTAGGGCTAGGTACTTTATCATAACTGGAGGTAGGGGTAGTGGAAAGTCTTTTGCAGTTACAGTATTTCTCACCCTCTTAACAATGTCAAGAGGTATAAGGGTTTTGTTTACAAGGTTCACAATGACATCAGCACACCTTTCAATCATTCCTGAGTTTTTAGAAAAGATAGGGCTACTAGGATTTGATGAAAGCTTTAATATTAACAAAGCTGAAGTAGTTAATGCAGAAAACAAATCAGATATTTTATTCAGGGGAATAAGAACTTCAGCAGGAAACCAAACGGCTAGCCTAAAGTCTTTGCAAGGCATTTCTACTTGGGTATTAGATGAAGCTGAAGAACTTGTAGATGAAAACATATTTGACACCATAGACCTAAGCATTAGAGAAAAGGATATACAGAATAGAATTATTCTAATATTAAACCCTGTTACAAAAGAACATTGGATATATAAAAGGTTTTTTGAGGAAAAAGGAGTTGAAGGTGGTTTTAATGGCATTAAAGACAATGTGTGTTATATCCATAGTACTTACCTAGATAATAAAGATAATCTATCTACGAGCTTCCTAGAGCGTATTAAGAGCATAAAGCATAATAACTTTAAGAAGTACACTCACAAAATACTTGGTGGGTGGTTAGCGAAAGCAGAAGGAGTCGTATTTGACAACTGGAGCATAGGTGAATTTAATCCTGATAACATACAAACTTCTTGTGGAATGGATTTTGGATTCTCAATAGACCCTGATTCTTTAACAGAAGTTGCAATTGATAAGAAGCACAAGAAGATATACTTGAAAGAACACATATACAGAAATGGCTTGAAATCCCACGAACTAGCCAAGATAGTTTTAGATAAAGTAGAAAGCAAACTTATCATAGCAGATTCAGCCGAACCAAGATTGATTGAGGATTTAAGACATTTAGGGGTAAATATTAAGGCAGTTAAAAAAGGAACTATTGAAAGTGGAATAACTAGAATGCAAGACTATCATTTAATAGTAAGTCCTGAATCTACCAACATAGCTAAAGAGCTGAACAATTATATATACTCAGATAAGTCCTCCAAGTTATATGTAGATAATTACAACCACGCTATTGACGGAATAAGATACAATGTCATTTATCACTTAGACAATCCTAATGCTGGTAAGTATTTTGTGCAATAGAAAAAGGGCTGCCTAATTATAAGCAACCCTAATTCAGAACAAGAAAGAATATGAAGAACTCGGCAAATATACACGAATAAACTAAATAACAACTATTTCTATTATATATTATAAACTACTATGAAAGTAAAAATTAAAAAAGACGGAAAGAACGAAACTTATAACTTGATTGATTCTTGGTCAGATGTAACTCTGGAAAAATGGATTAAAGTAATTGATGCTGAAACAGGAAGCAAAACAGAACAAGCAGAAGAAACAATAGCAGCATTGTCAGATATGCCTAAGAAGTTAGTAAAGGAATTAGCATTAAGAGATGTGGCTATAATAATGGGCAAGGTAGCTGAGTTACAAAGTAAGCAAGATACAGTATTAAAAAAGGTTTTTGAAATAGATGGAGTTGAATACGCTACGCATCCCGACCTTTCACAAATAACTCTTGGAGAGTATGCAGATATTGAAACATTTATAAAAGAAGGATTAGAAAAGAATATGCCTGAATTAATGGCGGTGTTATTTAGGCCGATTAAAGAAAAGAACGGTTCAGCATATACCATAGCAGCTTATGATGGTGAAATAACTATAAGGGCAGAAGAAATGAAGAAGATGTCAGCAGAGCAAGTACAAAGTGCGTTGGTTTTTTTTTGGCATTTCGCGAAGGAGTTATCGGAGATTTTGCCATCGTATTTGATGGAACGGACTCAGGAGATAGTGGAGGAATTACAGACGGAAATTTTGCAGAACGATGGGGATGGTTCGGAGTCCTCCACCGTCTCTGCAATCAAAATATAGTAAACTTAGATGCAGTAACAAAGCTCAATTTATTAGAGTGCTTAACTTGGCTAAGTTATGAAACAGATTTAAACGAAAGTAAACAAGTAAACAGAGATGATAGCAAATAAGACGTACAATAATGCCATAGACACTTTAAAGAGTTTGGGCGACCAGCACGAACAGATTTCAACTACTACTACTGGGGATATTTGGAAAATAGATATGAATGAAACTTTGTTCCCTTTGTTTCATATAAACCCTGTCAATGTAGAAACAGGGTTATCTTCCTTGACATATAACTTCCAGCTCTTTGTTATGGATGCAGTAACTGAGAGAGAAAATTGGACAGAAGCTAACCTACTGTCAGCAAATGATTTAAGTAATGAACAAGAAGTAGCTTCAAGTTGCTTGCAGGTTTGTGTTGATATTATAGGTATGATGCGACATAGTAAGTGGCAAGCAGAAGGAACTTTAGACATTGATGCTCCTGTTTATTTTACAGAGGGCGAATATAATTTAGAGCCTTTCCAAGAAAGATTCGACAACCTCTTGACAGGATGGGTATTCTCAATAGGAATAGTAGTACAGAATGACTTTGAGACTTGCGTTATTCCTGTTGCTAATAATCCAATAGGAAAATAATGCTAAAGTTTAAGTTAGGAAAGTGGACAATAGAAATAGGATGGAAAAAATTTAAAATAACAATAAATATATAAAAAAAAATTATGGCAGACTTAACGACAACAGTTAGTGAATCAGTCGTCCTAAATGGCGCATTGAG